TCAGATTAAGTCTTGACTAATTCATTTTATTGCATCTGTCGTTGGTAATTCCTAATTATCTACTCTCTGTTCAAATTCAATGTCCGCGGTCCGTCATAAAACACTTCATTATCGTAGTCTGTCGCTATCTTGATGGTGTCTCCTTTCTTAAAGAAACGACTTTTGGCGATATGCAGACGCATGACGTTCTCCTTACGCTCGGCCGACGACTGGTTGAGAGAGATCAGATGGGTACAGGGTCTTGCCAGTCCTTTCGCCTCGGAACAGTTATACTCGGTCAGCACATTCCGTTCGTCGTTGAGCCATTCCCTGTCTTCAATGGTGGACTGGTAAGTCACCACCATCCATACCTTCTCATCGGCTGCCAGGTCCTTGAGGTCATTGGCTACCGCAATGCGTTTGGCTCTTTCGTGGTCAGCTCCCCAAGCGCGTCGTGCAGCATCCGTCAGCAGATCCATGGAGTCGATGATGACGATGTCGGGATTATGACCCTTGAGTTTACGGTATTCCGAAATACCGTTTTTTATATCAAGAGTGGACACCTGTGCATTGAACCTGGGATAACTGCGCACAGTGATGCTGCCGGCATAGGAAGCTACAAGTTTTTCCAGATGCCTCATTTCCGTGTCGGAAATCTTACCCCGTTCGAAATAGTAGGCATTTTTGGAGATGAGTCCTCCGGAATAGGCATTCAGTGCCTCCTCTTCCGAACCCTCCAACTGAAAATGCAAAACATGAAGTCCGTCATCGATGTCTGCCCGTACCCCAATCCATTTGGCGATGTGGGATTTTCCGACTCCGGTGGAGGCCAGGAAACAGGTCAGTTGTCCCCGCAGGTTACGACCCGCATTCAGTGCATCCAGATAAGGGATATAGAACCGCGACACGCGTGGGGATGCTGAGCGCTCTTCCTCTTCCTCCCGACGCCTGTTCCGCTCGAAGCGTTCTGTGAACGTCTCGGCCACATCTACAAACGAGGTGTTCTTGAGCGTGAAACCTGCCAGCCATTCGGCATACTCTCGCAATGTCTTCTCGGCCTCGTCCTGCCTGTTTTCGTTGTACAGTTTTCCGACCTCGGCGTAGACAGCCTGCAAGCGTACCCCCTTGATGTACGACTCAAACATATCGGTCATTACCTCGGCGCTCTGTCCCTCGTCATACTCCCGGAAAGTGTCAATGAGTTCAACGGCATCATAATCTTCCTGAAACTTCTGCGCAAGAATCGCGTAAGACGGAGGAGCCTTGTAGGTTCTGAAATGTGTGGCGATGGCGTCCTGTACACGCTGGAAGGCACGGTCGGGCAAGTATTCTTTCCTCATATACCTGGCCAGCACCGCACAGAGAGCTTCCTGTCTCAAAGCCGTGGCATAGAGTTCATACAGAAACTCGGCGCTCAGTGGATTGGTCGTACTCATCGGCATTCCTCCTTTTCGTTCCACATTTCACAGCGCAACCGATAGAGTTCGGGGTATTGCGCGGCTGTCCGCAACCGGCAAGACGTCGCGTGCCGGCATCTTTGACAGGAGGGAGAGAACGGAGTCCACAACAGGGTCGAATTCCCGCAGATGAGATATCCTGTCTCGGAGGAGAGCAACCTTCGTTTTGTAACCTCCTCATACTCGGGAAAGACAAAACGTGTGAAAGGGTGCCGCTTTCGTCTCTCGGCCAACGAATAGATATCCGCCCTCGTGATTCCGAAACTTTTCAGCCACTTGTCTTCATAAAAGCGGCGTTGTTTTCCCGTCTGGAGATACCTACTCACGGCTTTCTGCCCGAAAGAGTGCGCCACGTCCCAGCGTTTGCGATAGGAAGCGTCGAAGCCAGAGATGGTATAAACCTGGCATATGCAGAAATCGGCCAGACGTTCTCCACTGACCGTTATCACTTTTTTCTCCAGCCGATCAAAACAGGCTTCCAGCAGACGTACGGACCTTCCGCCTGCGGGGAAAGTGAAGTCGCCCCACAGCGAGTCCCGAACAAGCCGTTCGAAAACCCTGCGCGCACTCTCAGCCCATTCTTTTTTCTCCATCACGCGTCAGAAGATTACGGAGTTGGTTTTTGGCCAGAAACAGTCGGCTCTTGACCGTTTCTATGTTCTTGGACTGGAGCATTCCCTTGCGATGCAGAATATCGGTAATCTCACCGATTTTGTACCCGGCCTGCTGCAGCAAAAGAGGTTCCCGATAGATGGGCTTCAGACGCCGGAGTGCCCACAGAATGTCATCGTTGTAATACTGTTCGTAGTTGTCGATACCCAAACAGGCTTCCGACGGCTCGTCGTCATAGAGCAGTGTTGATTTCAACCCGCTGACATCGACGTTCTCGTCCGGAAGCAGCCGGTTTCTGTTCCGGTTGTTCAGGTCGGTCATCAGCCGCTGCGTCACAGCATATATCCACGTCTTTACCGGCCGACGAGGATCATAACTGTCCATATACTTGAAGAAGTTGATCAGGGCTTCCTGATAGTTATCCTCGACATCTTCCTGATTGAATGTATATTTGATGCAAATGCTGTATATCAGATTTTTGTGGGGCAGTACATACTTTCTCAACAGTTCTGCCCGTCTTATGGCCGATTCGTCTTCTAATGACGGAATCACGCCCAACACATCTTTCTTATCCACACTTTCACTGACTGAAAAGGGGTGATACACAATCTCATGTCCTAATCTGTCAGCT